TCAGAGACGGAAGGTCACAGTCAGCGCTCGTCCGGGATAGCTGTTCGGTCCTGTCGCCACCGAAACGACAGAGACGCTGATGATCGCCCCTTCCCGAAGGGGCGCGCGATCAAAACAGGTGACCGGCGCGGCCTCCATCTGGCCGGGCGGAATCTGAAGCTCCGCGTATGGCTCTCCGTCGACCGTCGCTCGAATCAGTACCGGTGATCCCTGCGGCGCCCGTTCCACCCGTGCCAGGATGTCGCGGACAGCCCGCGTCGCTTCGACAACCAGCGGCGGGGAGATGCTCTCCAGGACGGCCAGCTCGCCATCGTATTGAAACGTGTACTGGCCTCCGGACATGGTCCTCAGCCCCCCGTCCTCTGTCATCGTGAATGCGGCGAAAGCCGTGGGGCTGGCCCCGCGGTCGTTCGTGACGTAGAATTCGGCCGCTGCAATTCGCGCATTCGGCAGCTCGATCCTGCGGCTGTAGCTCCCGCTCGCAGGACTCCCGAAGAGCCCTTTCGAGAATGCCATGACGGAAGTCAGCCGGCGCAGGGGATAGACGCTTGTCGATGGTGCGTGAGATTCGTCGGCTGTTTCATGAACCCCGCGGTCCACCAGCAGCTCAAGACCGCCGTCCCGCACTTCCAGAACTCTCACCAGTTCGCGCTCGATCTGCAGCAGGTCCCCCTGCTGCACCGGTGCGGAACCAGTGAGCCGCGCAACCATGCTTCCTTCCTCAAGCTCCTCCGCCAGGCGCCAGGGGCACGGGCTTTCCAGCTCGTCCCAATAGTGCACCGTCAGCGTTCCCGTCCGGATCGTCCTCGTGTTCGTGAGCGACGGAAAACCGATCCCACTCACGACGAATGACCCTTGTCCTGGCGCGGACAATCCGAAACTCGGCATCGGAGGAACGTCGGAGTCGCCCGCCCCCGACATGCCAAGCTCGTGCCGCCCGACGAGCGCCTCGCTCTCCGGGCTCTCGGTTCCTCTGCTGCTGACCGCCGTCCCGAGGATCTGAATCGCGCTCCCGTACCCGGCGGGGACAATGAATCGGATCTCGTCCGATCTTGTGATGCCAGCCAGTTTCCACGCGCTTTCCGCAACAGAAAACACACTCGACGAATCCGGCGGCACGCGCCAGGGCGGAGCGACATGGATCGTTGTTGCTGTGTGTTCCACAATGGTGCGCTCCTGCCCGGCGCCCTTGCCCTGCACGATTCTCACTGCAGCGCCCTTGAACTCATTGGGCTGGAGTCCGAGGTTCACGCTCCCAATCACGCCCGCACCATGGACATCCGCCGTAGTCGGCGGGACGTATTCGAACCGCCACTGGAACCGGGCATGGTCAAAGTTTGGATCCGGAAGGGGAATCACGCTCGCCTCGAGACCCTCGTCAACGAACTTCCCCTCGACGGGAAGCCCCTCCGCAATTCTGCGCAGACGGGACGGGCTTTCACCCCGGTAGACGCGCATGCCAGCCGCATCCGGGCTCAACCGGATTCCCTTGAGTCCAACGCGGTACGGGTTCGCGCCTCCAGGCAGCCGCGCTTCGACCACGAATGAGCTTGCAGACTCGCTGCCATCGCTGCCCACCGCGGTCAATGCATAGTACAGCGTGCGTCCTCCCGCCAGATTGCCCTCGCCGCTCTGGATTTCAGGAATCAGACTGACCACCGGCGGGGGCGGGGACGAGAGTCCGGGTTTCGCCGGTGGCGTGAACCGTGCCGCGATTTCCAGTCCGCTTTCACCCGCTCCGCCCACCTCCTCAATCCCGTACTCCTCCAGTCCGCCCGTCACTCTCGCTCCCGCCAGGGAGTGCGGGATTCCGCCATTCCTCAGCCCGCCCCTTTCCTCTGAGGGCTTCTCGCCCGCCGCTCTTTCGTACCACGCGTCTTCGTGCCTCTGCGCGGTGATCCGTGCGCTTTCAAAATTCAGTCCCGCGGCGATCTTCAGCACCCGGAACAATGTCCTGCTGAAACCCTCTTTCCTGTGCGTAATGGCGATAATGTCACCTGGCCGCAGACCGAACGCCTGCACGCTGGTCTCAAACTCCACATACTGGTTGCCGCGGATATTCTTTTCCAGTTGCAGCCGCAGAATGCGCGCCGCCTGATCAAAATGAGGCAGCCCCAGGGCGCCGGATGAAGCCGACACTTCGCAGCCCTGAAGACGGGCATCGTCGAAATCGACGAGGGAAAGTACGTCGGGCGCATGGTCCCGGAACGCATCAGCGAATTCCGCTGTCAGCCGGTTCGGCAGTTCTGCTGCGCTCTTGCGGAAAAGCCGGAACGAGGAATCTCCATTGCGCCGTCTCAAAATGCCCGAGACCCCGTTTGACCCATCCCCGAACTCGTAGGCCGGCCACCCGTCGCTCACAGGCTCGGCAGCATTGCTGTAAGGACCTTTCTGCGCATGCTGACGGCGGATCGTTGTCTCGGGCCGCAGATGCAACCTGCCTGTTGCGTCCAGGCTGATCATCAGCCCCGCCGCCGTCCGGATTCCCCTCACCACTTCACTCAGACTGCGCCTGCGGGCAAGCGCCAGATTGATTTCATATCGGGGGCCCTCTACCTGCTCTCCTCCCGGCCCCGTCAGCATGATGAACTCGTCGCAGTACTGCGCGGTCTCGAAGAAGCTCTTCAGGTCGATTTCGTTCAACCGCCAGCCGGCTGAACGGAAGAGATCAAGAAGGATCCACGCCGGGTTCCGCGTGAATGCCTCGTCCGCCAGCGCGCCTTCCGCATCGTATCGCGGCAGCCTCAGGCCGTCCACCAGAATCTCGACTTTCGGCAGCCGCCCCCGCTCGACGATCTGGTTCGGCACGACCAGCGCCAGGCACGCCAGACTCCCGTGCGGATCCCCGAGCGGCGCCTGCTGGCTGTCCGCAAAGTCCATGTTGAACGCACCCTGCCGCTCCCCTTTGCTGAGCACGCGGTACCAGCCGGTTCCCGTCATGTCCTTCCCGTCGGAGGCCAGCGGAATTTCGACGCCGTTTGCGATCACTTTCCGCACGCCCTCGATCGGTCCGAGACCGGCCAGCACTTCGCAATGCGTCAGATTGCCGTCGTTTCTCGCGAAAATGACCGGCGCCTCGATCCAGGCCGTCCCGTACACCACGGGCACCGCGTCATTCTGCCGGGCTCGCCCGTCCAGCGGCTCTGACCACTGGCTTTCGCGCGCTCCGTGCGCCCGCACGAGGAGCCCGGAAGGAAGAAACGCAAACCCCCCGAATCGGGCCGTTGGTCTTCCTTCGGCGTCCCTGTCGAACATCCCTCGCTGCTGGCAGTCTTCGCGCGTGTAACCGCACGATTGGAACGGAGCGTCCCCGTTCAGGTTGCCGCAGCCGCCTTCGACGTCGGGCGAATAGCCGCAACGGTAGAAGGGCGAATACCTCCCCGATTCGCCGCCTTCGACCGCCTCCTCGCGCTCTTCCTGATTCGCGGGAAACCGCCACGGACACCGGCTCTGGATGCGCAGCTGCGGCATCTGGAGCCGCGACAGGCTCAGCCGGTTGACAAAACTGAGCCGCGCGTCTTTTTCGGTCAGCTCCTCAATTGGGTTCGCGATCCCGGCGAACACCGCCGTCACGTCGCTCGCCGGATTTCCACTCGCAAGGTCGAAAAACCCGAACCGCACCAGCAGCCGCGCTCCCCGCCATCCCGTAGCCTTGTCGATCTGCGAAATCCGGCCGTCCACGTTGGCCAGAGTCAACGTCAGCCGGCTCCCATGATCCAGCCCTTCTTCGGCGCCCAGGCGGAATTCGAACCCCGAATGCGCCAGCACGCGCGGTTCATATTCTTTCCCCTCTGCAGTGACTCGATGCGTGCACCACCTTTCCTCCGTCCCATCCGGCAGACGGCACTCGAACAGCAGAAGGGGCGTCTGGGTCGCCTCCTGCCCCTTCAGGTCAGCGATCTGCATGGCTACTCCACCTCCCCGGGACTCTCGAGCAGAACATCCAACTGGTTCTCGTCCGGCGCGACGCTGACGATCCTGAGGCCGCCCTCAGCGAATCTCGTATTCGGGTAAATCCCGCCCCGCTCAAACGTCCCCTGGTATTGCGACGGAACACGCTGGATCTCCGCCTGGATCCGCCGGACCCGAACCGACATCCCCGCCTCCAGCTCCAGTTCGACACGCTGCGGTCCGCCGCTGCTCTCCGCAGTGACAGACGTCTGCGCCCAGCTCTCTCCAGCCATGATCCACGCCTCCCTCTCTCCCAGACGCAGCTTCAGCGCGCCCCCCTTTGCCTCGCAGGAAAAACACAGATCCGCCCCCGGCGCCACGTCCACTTCCTGCCAGATTCGACCCGGTGATGCGCCCGTGTTCACGATCAGAAACTCGGCTGGCTGCCCCGCCACGCCTTCGGTTGCTGTGATTGTCAGCCAGGGGTTTCTGACCCACGCCTCCTGCCGGATGTCCTCGCTCCACCGCAGAAGGTTCGACATGGGATCGGCGAAACTGAACGTCCTCCATCCGCCCCTGCACCATTCGTACAGCGACACGAGCGCCCGGGCTTCGGCATCCGTGAGACCCTCGAATCGCAGCACCCACCGCCGTACCAAAGCCGTCTCCGCGGCGCCTCTCCACAGGTGGCCTCCCGGACTCCTCGCCTCCGCGTGGCAGGACTCGAGGAACTTTGCAGCCGGGTACTGCGCCTGCGCTTTGCTGTTGAGCACGGGAAAGTACATGTCACACCTCGCTCTCGATCACCAGCAGCCTCAGACGCCGCTTCATCGGGCCCTCAGCGGCGCTTCCGAATTGTTTCCCTGCGAGGAAACACGGCCAGTGCTCGGTTCCCGTCAGCGGGTCCGTGAACCGGAAAGGCTCGGCCGTTTCGAAGTGCCTCCGCGCAAACTCTTCCACCGCCCACGCTTCTTCTTCATCGAGCATTTCCAGATGCAGGGTCCACCGCATCCGCGCTTTGGTTGCGGGAAATCGCTGCTGCCGTCCGTCCAGAAACGTGAAAACCCTTGCTTCCGCCAGGACCTCACGAGTGAGCGGATATTGCCCTTTGACGCCGGTTTTCAACGCGGGAAATTCGAGCACGGCCTATTCCCTCCAGTTGGCCAGAAAATTCTGCATTCCCTCGGATTCAAGCAGTGCCCTTTTCAGCGCTTCCGCGATTTCCGGGGTTCTTTCCATGAAAGAACGGCTGTCCATCGCCTCCACCTGCACCACGACGGTCGGAGCAACCGTCGGCCCAGCGGCCCGGGGAGCGCCGCTCGCGTCCCTGTCAATGAAAAAGTAGTTGCTCTCTCCGCCCCCGATGCCGAGTTCATATCTCGCGGGACCAGGCCGCTGCGCCGCTGTCAGCTCCCGAGGCGCCTTTTCGCTCCCGCCGCCGAACAGCCGGAGAATCCCGCCAAGAAAAGGATTCAGGTTGGACAGCAGCCCTACGCGGCTCAGCCCGGCTGACCCGATTCCCGGCGTCAGCAGGCCGGACACCGCTTTCGGAATCATGTCGCTCCAGCTTCCCGCCGTGCTCCGGCTCGGCGCCGTCTCCGGAGCGCCAGCCCCCGTCGAGCCTGACATGCCCTGCAGGAGAGAGCTGAAAGCTGCCGGAATCGTTGCCAGGCCCGCAGCCAGCGATCCCTCGCTGCGCCTCCCGCCAAGCGCGGCCTCGACGCCTCTGTCAGGGCTTCCGCCCGCCAGAAGGCCCGCAGCGAGGCCGATCGCCTCCTCGAGCTTCCGCTCAATCTCCCGCTCGTCGCGCTTCATCGCTCATCCTTTCCCATTCCTGTTCGAGGAACGCCATCGCCTCCAGATCCTTCGCGCTCCAGTCGGACAGCGAGCCCCTCCCCGTAAGCCGCCACACCGCCCACTGGTCCAGCCACGCCACGCTCTCGGCCGTGATCTCCGTCTTCGGACAGCGGTGCGCCGCCGATCCGTGCCGGGCCCAGACCGCGCTCGCCCCCATCTGCGCCTTCCCGCTCCATCCGCACCGCCGGCTTTCCTCCAGGCCGCGCTTCCGGCAATCCTCGCACCTCCACCCGGCGGTGCCTCCAGCGAAGTAATGGAGGGCGAGTCTCAGTTTTTTCGTTCTTCCTCGCCCAGCCGGCATTCCCTGCGGATGGCTTCCGCGATTTCCTTGCCCAGCTCCTCCGGCCCGCGCTCGATCAGCGTCTGAACGTCGCAGTCCCTGCCGTCCACTGCCAGCCCTTCGATGCGCTCCAGTCCCCACTCCAGGTACAGCCGGTCGATGCGGCTTTCCAGCTCTGCAGCCGCAAGCCGGTCTTCCAGGCTTTCGCCGGCCGCTCTGTACTCGAGCTCTGCCAGCAGGTCCCTCACGCGCCTGGTGATGTCGGCCCGCCGTTGCAGGGATGGCCTCCGGATGATGTATCGCACGCCGGGATGCCGGGCCGATTCCACGGTCTTTGTGCTCCAGTACTCCATCGCCGCAGCCCCCTCAGCCGAACGCGATGAACAGCTCGTCTTCGCGCGTTCCCTGGGCCATCGATCCCCGCAGCCTCCAGCGGAGACGTTCTTCTCCATCCAGAAATTCAGGAGGCGCCGGAATAAAGTTCGGAATGTAAATGGCGCACATTCCTCCAGGAACTGCACCCATCTGAACCATGAGAGGAATCGGCTCGCGCCGGATTGCACTGGCATAGATCGCCTCGCACGCTTCGGAAGAATTTCCGTAGATGTCCAGGTCCACCGTGACTTCCCTGTCTCCGGGGACTGCGCATTTGGGCTCCGTCAGCCCGAAATCTCTCCATCGCAATTCCGCGTTGTTCCTGACGCGGATCCTCGCCTCTGCAACCGTCTCCAGGGGCCACGGCCCCGTCCCCGCCCACGCCTGCCCCAGGTGCCCGGGCACGGGCATCTCAGCCAGAGGCTGCACCGCAGGTTCCGCCGGGAAAATCGCCAGCCCTCCCTGTTGCGGTTCGAAGGTCCGGTTGTCGATCACGCCCGCCGCTGCGCCCCGGAACGTGAGCTCGTGAAAATCACCGTTCAGCTCCACGCTCATCTCGTCCACCACGCAGCCGTTCAGGAGCCTCTGCACTGCCTCCGCTGGCGTCCAGTACTCATACAGGCTGATGCTCGGCAGTTTCAGGGACAGCCCGTAGCTCGCTGCGCCTCCCGTTGCAGCGGGCGGCGGTCCGCTCACAGGCGCGCTGATCCACGCCGTCGTCGCGTCCGGGCACGCCGTCACGATTCTCAGGTTGCCGCCCAGGCTGATCGCATCGCCCGGCTGCAGACCGTGCGCCGCGCTGAACACCACCGCCGCCCCCTGGACTTCAGCGACGGGCAGCCCCCCGTTGTGCACTCGCGGCGCCGCCCCGAGCGCGCCTTCCACCAGCGCTCCGCATCGGGGCCGCATGGCCCCGGAGTCCCTCGCGTAGAGATAAGTGCTCAGTTCAAAAAACGTGCGTTTCCTCGGCTGCCCTGCGATCCCCAGGTGAGTCCGTGTCCCCGTCTTGTCCCGCCGCCGGATTTCTTCCCACCTCTGCTGAACCCGGAACTGCAATCCGCTGAATCGGTTCGCCGCCGTCACCGGAGCCGCCTGTCCGAAGGCCGTCTCAACCGCCGCGTAATACCGGCTGTTTCTCGTCGAAATGTAGCAACTCATTGTCTGTCTGCTCCGCTCATTCCCGGTTCACAATCACCGTGCACGTCACTCTGCTTGATTGCAGGTAAAAACTCCCGCCCTTCCTGACCGGGTCGATCTGCACGGCCGTCTCCTCGCTCAGGTACAGTCCGGGCCCGATGCATCCGCGGTTTCTTTCCAGAACGTCCCGCACCGCGTCGCTGTAGTAGTGCAGCTTCTCGGTGATCCCCTCCAGCCGGTCCTGCGACACCCGCACCTCCACCGAGACCTGCACCTCCCCTGAGAACCGCCTCAGCCTCTCCGTCGGCCGGCTCCGCACCCTTTCGCACGACAGGCTCACCGCCGGATACCGGCTGCCCAGCGCTTTGTCCACGTGTTCTGGCGCGGCTTTCAGGATCCTCACTCCCGCGGGCCACGCCTGCTCCGAACCCATTCCGTACAGGCCCCGGATCTGTTCGAGACTGTCCCGCAGGCCGTTCTCTGCCTCCAGAATTCCGGCCACCCGCTCGAGCACTTCCTGAATCGTGAACGTCACGTCTACCCCCGCAACAGGATCGATCCGCCCGCCCTCACGACCTCGTCAGCGCCGGGTCCCTCGCCCGCCGGGCGCCCGTTCCGCACCCCCGTCAGCGGCAGGATCCATTCTTCTTCCACGCCCAGCGGCGCCGCATTCTGCAGCCCCGGAGGCCCGTCGTTCGTGCTGACGAAGATGTTCCACCCTGCAGCTCCTTCGGGAGCGAACAACAGTCTGGCTGAGAGCGAGTGCGGCAGCGGCGAACCCGCCACCTGCACCGGGCACGGCGCGCTCTCCCGTCCAAGGGCGTCCACCACGGTCGCCTGAATCCGGTAACTCGCCGGCGCCAGGGCGCCGTCCTCGATCCGCACCTCCACCCCGGGCGGCCGCCGCAACGGCGCCAGCGCAATCCCTACTCCAGCGGCGAAATACCGCTCCGCCTGCCGCTCCGCGAGTTCCAGGTAGTGCTTCCATTTGGCCCCGTACCGGTCGTTCAGCTGGTTGAAGTAGGCATCCCGGTACAGCGCTTCCAGCGTCTTCAGCGCATGCCAGTGCTTCAGCCCGCGGTCAATCACCACCTGCCCGAGCGCGCCTCTCTCCTGATCCCGCAGGAACCTCTCGATCTCTTCCTCGACTTCCGCCTGCGCCCGCCTCAGCTTCGTCTTCAGGTCGATCCCCTCGCCGTGCGCCACATCGAGGACTCCGCTGTCCCACTCTTTCAGGTCGTCCAGGCTGTTGACGTCTCCATCCACCAGCAGCGCCATGTCGGCCTCCTAGCTCCTGCCCTCGCTCTTCCCGCTCCGCCCCGGCTTCGGTTCGGCCACCACCTGCACCTGAATCTTGCGTGCAAATTCCTGGCTCGCAATCTCCGCCCGTTTCCGTTCTTCTTCCTGCTCGTATCTCTCCGCCTCTTCCGCCGTCGCCAGCCGCGCCTTCCCCTCCACGATCAGCCGGCACCCGATCGCTTTCGGCACGTGCGTGATGACTCCCGCCCTGCCGCCGTCGGCCGTGTCCAGGCTCACCACGTAAATGTCTTTCCCCTCGATCTCCGCTTCCTTCTTTCGGAGCTCCTGATAGTAACGCCTCAGATCCATTTCTCCCTCTCCCTTGACGCCTGCTTGTGTCTCGCGGGGGGCGGCTCTGCGCCGCCCCCGCCCCTGGGTCCGCCTGCGCCTCTTAGCTGCGCACCTGCACGCCGTGGTTGTTCCGCAGCACCCCGACGCCGTACAGGATGTCCACCGTGAACTGCTGCGCCAGCGTGTTCGGCTGATAGCTCATCACCACGCGGATCCCGAAGTTGCCCACCTCGGCGTACTCCGCAATGGCGCCCGTGCCCGGCAGCGGCTTCGGCAGACGCCGGATCGCCAGACCGATCGCGTTCTTCGCGAACGCAATGTTGTGCGTCGTCACCGGCGACGAGCCCGTCTTCTTCACGAACTGCGACCGGAACACATAGAAGTCCTTCAGCCGCCCGATGCTGCCGTCCACAAGCGCCCGCAGCCCGGCCTCGCCCGCCGTCTGATACTCGCTGAACCGCGGAATCTGCCGCAGCTGCGAGTACGCCGTCCCGTCCACCACCAGATACTTCTGCTCGCTGGCCGGAACCTTCGCGTTGAATAGCGCCGTCTCCGCGGCGTCCACCACCGCTTCCGTCAGGGCCGTCCCGCCCGTGCCCAGCGGAGTGTTCGCCGTGAACTGGCTGTACAGCCCCAGCAGGTCGCTCTCCACCTTCTCGGCCAGGGCGATCATCGCCGGCTCCATGTACAGCCGCAGCAGATCCGGCACCGCGATCACTTTCGTCACGTCCGGAATCTGGAACGTCGCCTCGGCGTGCGTGTTCAGCACGATCTGCGCCGTCTCCACGTTCGGATTCTGCGTCTGAACCGTCCCGCCTTCGGCGATGTTGTTCGCCACCATCGTCGGCGGAATCGGGACATTCACCGTGTCGCCCGCCTGAGCCAGTTGCGGCTCGAAGTCCCGGTTCACCAGATTGCCCATCACCAGGTGGCCCATCAGCGCGGGAAGCGCGTCCACCGCCACCAGTTTCACGATCGCATTGGCCAGGTTGGCCGATGTGATTGCTGCCATCCTCTTCTTCCTTTCCTGTTTCTTTTCTGACCTCGCCTCGCGGCGGCTGCCGCCTTCCGCGCTATTCGCCTCTCAGGCTTTGCAGCGCCACCCGGCTGATCTGCTCCCGGATCCGCTGCAGCTCCTCCCGGCTCATGCCGGGCCGGATCTTGTCCAGATCCACGCTCGATGCCGGCGCGGGCCCGCGGCCCGGACTCACCACTCCGCTGCCGCCGGCGATCCGCGCAGGCAAAAATTCGGGATTTTCCTGCACAAATTGCGACAGGTATTCCCGGAAATTCTTCTCCCCTTCCGGCGTCTTCGCGATCAGCGACCCGTCCGTCCCGCGCACGATCTCGTCCTTCACGATCTTGAACGCCAGGTCCACCTTCGACACCCCCAGCCGCTGCAGTTCGCTCTTGATCTGCGCGTGCCGGTCGCTCTCCTCCGCCATCTGCCGGCTCCGTTTGTTCTCCTCCACCAGCTCGTTCAGCCGCCGTTCAAGCTGTTCCCGCTTCCTCCTCTCTTCCTGAAGCTCCGCCTTGTACACCGGCTCGCTTTCCTGCTTCTGCAGATCGAGATATTCCTCGATCACGCTGCGGATCACCGTCCGGATTTCGTCCGGCTGCGCCCCTTTGGACGCACTCATTTCCTCGTGCTTTCCCTGCTCCATCCGTGGTCCTCGCTCCTGGTTTTGCCGGTCTTATTGCCCGGCGTCGATCTCGCGCGCGATCCGGTCTTTCATCTCCTGGCTCGCGTCGCAGAGGTACTTCATCGCGAGCTTCTTCTGGATCTCCGCCCGCAGCGTCGCCGATGGGATTCCCATCCGCAGCAGCCGCTCCGCGTCCTCCAGCTCGCTGGAAAACTCTCCGATGTCGAACTCGTCCATCCCCGCCACGCTGATCAGGATCTCGTCCCGCCTCGCGTCCGCCAGCGTCCTCAGCAGCCGCTTCATCATGTCTTTCACGCGGTCGCCCATCCCCCGCAGCACTTCCTGCGTCACCAGGTAGTCCCGCTGCTTGCTCACGCCTGTCAGCGCCGCGTTCTTCGACATCGCCCCGCCCGCCTGGTGCAGCATGTAGCACACCCGGTAGATCTCCTCCTTCAGCCGGTCGATGTTCTCGAGCGCTATCCGGTAAACATGGCCTTCCGGTTCCGTCCATCCGAACCGGTCTTCCTTGCCCAGCTTCACGTAGTAGCTCTCGCCCACCACCTGCTTGAACTCGCTGTCGCTGTAAATCACCGGCATCGCGAACAGCCCCATCGTCAGCGCCCACGCCAGCGCGTTCGACTTGTTGAAGTGCTCCAGCTGCAGCGACGCCGCCCGGTTCATCAGCCACATCCCCTCGCCCAGCGTGAATTCGAACACCGGAACCTTCCCCAGCCCCGCCAGCCCGTGCAGCCCTTCTTCCACCATCTGCGGCGGCGCCGCCTTTCCGCGGCTCTCCACCTGCCGCCAGATCTCATAGCGGCAGCGGTCGTATCTCACCCACTCCCGCAGCGTCTGCTTGTCCCCGTTCTCCTCCTCCAGCTCCCGCTCGGTCCGCAGCACCACCCATTCGTACTCGCCCCGCTCGTCTTTCTGCCAGTGAATGACGCTCTCCGCCGGGTACTCGCTGAAATACCCTCGCGACAGTCCCAGCGCGTCCTCCTCCGCGCGGCTCCCCGCCGGCCGCGGTCCCTTCGGAAAATCGATCGCGATGTAGCTCCGCCCGGTCACCATCGCTTCGATCACCTGCCGGCGGAAAAAGTCGCTCAGCGTCGAGCCGCGCCGGTCGCAGTCCTCCGCCAGCTCGTTGTAGTACCGCCGCGCCGGTTCGTCTCTTCCGTCGAACGTCAGGATCGGCTCCCGCCGGAACAGCGTCGCCGCATACCAGTCGATGATCGAGCCCGCGTAGTTCTCGTAAAACGCCCGCGCCACCCGCTCCCGGTAAACCGCCGCCGGCTCCTTCTGTCTCGGAATCAGATAACGGTCCGCATTCGCCGTAAACTGTTCCCCGCCTGCGTACAGGTCCCTGTACCTCGGCCACACGCTCTTCCACGCCGTGTATTCCGGATGCTCCCGGTTGATGTCTCGCATCGTTCCTCGCCTCACCAGTACAGCCTTTGGTCCCGTTCACCGGCCGTCGGCGCAGCCTGCCGCCGCTCCCACAGCAGGTACCCCAGCGCGTCGCTCAGATGCGTCCGCCGCGGGTCTTTCGCCTTGTCGATTTCGCTGCTGTTTTCCGCCCATTGCACCCGTTCGAAGTCCAGGATCAGCTCCTTGCACTTCGGGTCCACCAGCAGTCCCACTTCTCCCGCCGCGTTCTTCAGCCGCGCGTTCACCAGCGCCGCCCGCTCACGCACCGACGGGTTCTTGCGCGGAATCCGGTACGAAGGCTTCTCTCCCCGCTCGGCGAAGTAGCTCTCGATGATCTCCCGGTCCGTCGTCCCGCTCGTCTGCAGGCGGCTCGCGCACGCATCCCCGTAGATCACCAGCCCCGCTTCCCAGCCTCCGTACCGTCGCGCGAATTCCTCGCACGCATCCCGCGTGCTCGCGCGCCGCAGCACGATCTCATCCACCACGTGGATCCGCCCCTCCACCTCCTGCACCACCACGCTTGACATCGGATCCACGTTGAAATCCAGCGCCCACAGCAGCTCCAGCCTCCGGTCCGCCTCCAGCTTCTGCACATGGACCTTCCGGTCGAACGCGTGGTACACCAGGCCCTGCGACGGATTCAGGTACTCGCCCAGCACCTCCTGCGCATAAAACGCCTCGTCGTAGCTGTGCTTCAGCCGTTCATAAAAATCCGGAACCCGCTCCAGCAGGTGCCGGTTCTCGAACGGCGCCGCCTGCACGCACTCGTATCCTTCCACCGGATCGTGGATGAACCGCTCCCACACCCAGTCGTAACCCTTCGGCGTCCATACCCCGAATCCGCACAGCCTGCTCGCCTGCGGGTCCCTCAGCCTTCCCTCGAGCCGAACCCACGCCTCCTCGCTCGCGTAGGTCAGCTCGTCCACTCCGAACCACGCCAGATTCGTGCCCCTCAGCCGCTCGTATTCGTCCAGCGACCGGAAAAGAATGCGCGAATCCGTGTCCAGCAGCACCGCCTGGTTCTCCGCCTTGTTGAACTCGAACGGAATCCCGCTCTGCCGCATCACCTCGAACAGCGCCGCCTGCGTCGCGTCGCGCAGCATTGGATACGTCGGCGCGCCGATCAGCCCCGTCCTCCCCGGATTCAGATAAGCCAGCTTCAGCGCCTCGTGGCACAGCGCCTGGCTCTTCCCGCTGCCGATCGGACCGGAAAACCCTTTGAACCGCGCCGTCGACTCGTGGAATCTCCGCTGCGAAGGCAGCGGCGAATACGGGATGGTCCTCCGGATCTTCAT